TTGGGGTGATATACTTTTCCCTTGGCTCCGGGTGTAAGCCGTGGTACGTTACGTGAACCGGGGGGTACCGCTAATAGTGCGGATTCATCCCCTCCGCCTTCTGGGCCCCCAGCGTCACCGGCCGGCATTTCTTCTGGACCTCCTCCGAGATCGCCGCCGAGATCTCCTCCGAGATCACCGCCAAGATCTCCTCCGAGATCGCCGCCGAGTTCGCCTCCCATGCCACCGCCGGCGCCGCCTGCTGCCGCGGCTTCAGCAACTGCTTGAAGTGCAGCATCGTGCTTGCGATCATAATACATTTCACGCTGATTGCGTATGAACTCTTCATTCGACATGGCGAAAATGTTTTCGGTAACCCAGCGGCGCGAGAAATAGCCTTCAGTGGCTGAACCTGCAATGTCAAACTTCTGCTTCCAATGCTCGATTTCTTGAAGCTCGGAAATGCGCGAAGGATTATTGAGAGATAAGCTAAAGCTTAATAAGTCGTCGCCTCTGAAGCCTAGCGTATAAAGGTGAATAATGGCAATCTTGGTAAGCTCTGCAATAATCACGCGCTGTAAGCGTTGAATGGTGCGGGCAAAGCGAATGTCCTTTTGTGCCAGAGTGGTCTTGTCTTCTTCTCCGCCCTCGCCCATTGTCAGGTACGATTGAGGCACCTTCAATGCCGAGAACAGTTTGTCACGGAGATACTTGATATCATCAATCTCTGTGATGTTAGATGCGCCGGCTAAAGATTCAATAGCGGTTGCAGACCCAGCGCGTACCGGAATGAAGTAGTCTTCCTCGATGCTCATGGGATTATAGCGCAGGTCAACTTTCCCTGTTGCAGGATCTACTACGGAATGTCTTTTAAGATTGGTGACTGTCTTTTGCATGAATTGCTCAACATCTTGTGGAGGAATGCCCCCAACGTCAATCTTGAATACCCGGCGCTCGGATGAGCGGATAACGCGGTATGCCATCATAGCATCTTCCATCAGCGTTAGCTGGCGCCAGATGCGTCGTGAGGCCTCTAAAATTGATGTACCATACGGAGCATACTTGTCATTTCCTAAGATGCGGAAATGGGCAATTTGCCAGTTCTCGAAAGTCATGCCAGCGGAGTTCCACTGATATTGAACGTAGTTGGGATTGGTGGAGTCTTTGCCCTCTAGTCTTTCGATTTCTTGTGGGGGCAATGCGATCACAGATTGAACGCCATACTTTTCATCGACGTCGAGATATAAGAAAAAGTCGCCATACTTGCACATCGTGCGGGCCCAGCCGAAAAGATTATACTGAAGGTTGAGGATGTTGTCAAACATAACTGCTAACACCGCTTCGATTTCTTCGTTGGGGCATTTGATGTTGAGCATGGGACGCAGTTCGGAGAAGGTTGTCATCTCATCTGCATAAATATCCATGCTGGAAGCAATCTCTGGCATGTACTCCATTTGATCAAAATCTACATATCGTTCAGATCTGCGCTGGTTTTGTATGGCGTTTGTCGCAATTGCATCTAAAGGATTATAGAGAGTCTTCTTAAACTGCTGGCCAGAGGCGGACTTAAATCTAGAACCAAATTTGTCTAGATGTTGCCTTCTAATTCGCCGGCCCGATTGGGACCGATAACTTACGATAGGTCCAGAAAAAAGCCTTGTTAAGGCTTTGAATAGGCCGGTGTTGCTATTGACAGGGTTGTTATTGGGGAATGCCATTTATAATCTCACTTAATAATCCATTTATATTGGTCATACAGTTGTTGTGCCTCGGTCATTTGATCCATGATGTTGTCTTTTTTATATCCGTGTTGCCCGCTAATACGGGTATTCATTGTAGTTTTAGTTGTAATGATTGCATCTATAAATGCTTTTTTATAATTTAATTCTCGCGCATTAGATTGAAGTGCCGTATCGCGTACCCAACAAGCAATAGCCAAAGCCATAATCAAATCATCATTATAGCTTTTCATCGCTTGCGGTTTGCCGTTTTTCCAAATAAAAGTTTTCATTTCATTAACAGTACGTGAAGAATACACTTTAATTAGTTTGTTTCTGATAAACTCCTCTAGTTTCGCGACTATCAACGGTCGCGTTTTCATAGAGGTCGTAAAGCCTGGGATAGCGTTGCTCTGGTATTCAGCTTGGTGCTGTTCAATATATTCATGCGTAGATTTAATAGAATAATATAAAGTAGGATAACCGTATTCTATGAGTTTGTCAAGTACTGTATAGCCAATATTATTATTTTCTACTACTAACATGGCATTTCCAAACTCTCGACCAACTTGATTTAGCATATTAGCAAATAAATCTGGCGTGATCTTTCCTTGATATTCTCCAATGATTTCAAGTGTTTCTAGTTTTAGTATATGAAAGGCAGAAAAATCGGCGCCATCTCCACGAGACACATCGACTACCAATAAATAATTACAGGTAGGATCAAACTCTTCCCAAATCCAAAAGTTACGATCAAAGCCAGTGCGATGCTTTGGTTCTTTAATAGTAGAGAATAACCACTCCATACAATCTGGATCTATAACTGTCTCCCCCGAAGTATTGAAATTGCACTCAAGTTCCTGCGCAATTTGGCGCCGGGACATATTTTTAGTTTCTTTCTGATACCATACTTCGTCTCGATCAGGGTGCACCTGCCAGGGGAGTGTAGTAAGATTAAAGTTGTTGGAGGCAGCCTCAGCATCTACACAGGTTTTATGAAACCAGTTTCCTACCCCGTTGGGGGTTGACAAGGCAATACACCGTCCACCTGTGGATAGTGTAGGATACAGACCAGTCCATAGTTCTTCTAGTCCTTCGATGTGAGCGGCCTCATCTAATACCAAAAGCGACAAGGCTTCCGAACGACCGGCATCGCCAGAAGTGGAAGCTGCTTTAATGGACGAACCGTTAGACAGTTCAAAAGAAGTGCGGTTGTCTACGCTAATGGTGGCAATCTTTAGCCATGCCGGTACGTTGCGCATGATGCCTTTAACTTTCTTTACAAGGTTACCCGCTGTGGCAAACTTAGTGGCCATTACAAGAATGGCTTTGTCTCGATGAAAAAGCATCATCCAGACAACATAGCCGGCAGTAACAGTAGAAATACCCAACTGCCGAGCTTTTAAAATCACATTAAAGCGATAATCGTTAAAGCTATTGAGTAGCTCATCTTGAAAATCGTATGTATCAAACAGAATTAGACCATGCATCGGATGAGAGATGCGCGCATAGGTCTTCAGAAAGTAAGAAGGGTCTTTACCGCACTTTAAGATCTCGCCGACTTGCTGTTTTTTGTCTAGTTGAAAGCTCATTCATCATCTTCAAGTTCTACTTCGACTTCCTCTTCATCGTGTTCCTCATCGCCGGGTCCAGAAACATCTGCCTTCAAGTCCACCCCCGCAGCGCTGGCTAAGTCATGGATAGCCTTCATGGCTAGCATGGCATGACCTTCAACATCGTCAGAGGCAGGCTCTTCGGCGCCGTGTTCATAATCGTGCTCTCCTGGGTGGGTGTGTGATTCGTCACCCTTGTGTCCGGTATAGTCTTCCTCTCCAGGGCGAGTTCGGGACTTTTCGTCCTTACCCATTCCCCAGTCTTTATCATGGCCTTCAGTAGTTGCGTGAGCAACCTCCTCCATAATAATCTCTTTGAGACGTGCAATAGAAATTTTCATGATTCTTTCTTCCTTGTATCATTCTTCGGGCGCTTTCCCCAGCCCCCTTGATTTAAAAACTTTTCCCAACTGCGCTCGGCTGGAACCTCAGAACCGGTTTCTAGGTTCATTTCCTCACTCAGTCCACCAATTTTATAGTGCTTTTTGGCGACCACCCAGCTACGGACACGCGAAGAGTTTTCGACTCGAATATCGATTTCTCCTTCTGCTGTCAACGTAACAGAGTTTCCTGTAATCTTCTTGTATTCTTTCTTGATCCATCCCGCAATATCCTCAAGGCGCTGGTCGGTATCTCCTTCAAAACCAGAAGCATAAACTTCCTTTAATTGAATCTCGGATTGATAAGCCAGACACATCATGTCGCCATAAAACTTCACATTAAAGCCGTCCATGACTCGTTGATCAATAAGGGCATCGCCCTCTTCCCTACGAAGGATTCCAGGCTTGTCGGGTTCATAATCCTCTCCCAGCGCGCCGTCATATGAGTTTGCGGCTGCTTGTGCTAGTCCTTGTATGATTTCATAAATTGTTGCCATTATCCCTGTTCTCCTTGCATCATCTGTGCAACCAAACTATTAATAGAGGCGCCCTTGGGTCCAAAAACCTCCTCTAGGCCGGCCTTTCTGACTGCTGCAGGAACTTGAGGGCTCAATAAAACTTGTTTAAGCATGTCTACGTACTCACCAACATCCATCCGAGCGCCAGTTGTAGCTGCCGTGGCTACCTTCTTGGCCCGGGCAGTCTGTTGCGGCTGAGCTTCTTGTCCTGTCTCCGGAGCCAGTTCTTCTAAAATTATCTTTTTTAAATCACTTTTGGTTATTTTCATTATTTGGTCTCCAACCTTTTTCCCATCTTTCCTCTCTGCCTTCCACATATTGAATGTAACAGTTGTAGCAACATTCATATTTTAGAAAGCAAACGTCGTCTGCTGTTTTTTTCATGGAAGAAGAACACACCATACAACGTTGTAAAGAATCTCTATTAAATAGTTTCTTTGATACCTTTATACCATTTACATCTATTTTCTCTTCCCACTTCTTGTGTTCGCTGTTTTTCTTATAAAGCTCTCGCATTTGATCGAGGTATTCTTTTTCTTTGTCCTCGTCCCAATTTGCACGAGGATTTTGAATAGCCTCGTCTCCATATTTCTTGGCAATCGCTTGTTCAATTGCTGCAATTTTATTGAGATCTTTATTCTTCATTGAACAATCTATAGGATCCATATGTTGCGGCGACACCAACTGCGACACCTCCAACGGCCCACATCCAATTATTGCGGGGAGATTGCTTTAATAAGGATCTTTGAAGATGATCAATCTCTTCATCTTTCTGGAAAATGAGAAGACTCATTTCTTCGTGCAATGCATTATATTGAATCTCCCAATTGCGAAGCTCTAACTCATAGCTTGCAGCTTCAACTGAAAGCTCATATTCAATTCGTGCTTGGCATGCGAGGTTGGCCGTTGATTGGCGCGCCAAGATTTCAGACAATGCCGGAACATCGAATAGCACACCTTCAAAGGGTGCGCACTGTTGGTGTCCGAGAAAGGTGAACTGACCTGCGTCGGCTGCTTGAGCAGGGCTGCCCAACGTTAATAATAGACTAAGGAACATAATCAAATCCGTACATAAACATTATTGTCTCAGATAGTTCCTCTGGGTCTTCAGAGAATTGTCTTCCGAATTCTTCTCTGCGACTCTCGATCACTTCTAGTAACTCATCCTGGCTCTCTTGATAATCCCGCTCTACTTGATCTAAGGTATCCTTATAGACCTGGAGTGAGTTCTCCATGTCTGCCAT